AAGATTGTAGGTCATACCAGTAGATTTTTAGATAACAAAACGCCAAAATATATCAATGAACAACAACCTGGTTATGTCTTTGGCATTGATTTTCAAAAACCAAATTGGGAAGTATGTATATTAGTAGAGGGAATATTTGATGCTTTATCTATCAATGGTTGTGCTTTAACACATAATACAATCAATGATGATCAGGCTAGTATATTATCCGATTTGAATAGAAAGATAATCTTTGTACCAGATAGAGATAAGACAGGGTTGAAATCATGTAATCGTGCATTAGAATTAGGTTATAGTGTTAGCATACCAAATTGGGATTCTAGTGTAAAAGATGTAAATGATGCGGTAATTAAATATGGGAAGTTACCTACTTTATTAAGTATATTACAATCGGCAACTACAAGTAAAGTTAAAGTAGAGTTAAACAGGAGAAAGATTGAAAGATTATAATATAGATGTTCAGATGTTGTTTTTGAGGATGATCATTACTAATTCGGAGCTTTATACCCGTGTAATGAACATCATGAACCCTGCCAATTTTGATAAAAAATTAAAACCAACAGTAGATTTTATCATTGAGCATACCACAAAGTATAATTCTATGCCTGATCCTTTACAGATCAAAGCTACATGTGGTATGGACATTGAGATGATCCCTGATTTAAATGATGGACATTATGAATGGTTTTTAGAAGAGTTTGAGGGTTTTACTAAACGACAAGAATTAGAAAGAGCGATTCTTAAAAGTGCTGATTTATTAGAGAAAGGTGATTTTGATCCAGTTGAGAAGTTGATTAAAGATGCGGTTCAAATCTCATTGCAAAGAGACATGGGTACAGATTACTTTGCTGATCCTAAAGCAAGGTTAATGGCTTTGAAATCCAACAATGGGCAAAACAGTACTGGATGGCCTAGCATGGATAATAAGTTATATGGTGGTTTCAATCGTGGTGAATTGCAGATATTTGCTGGTGGCTCGGGATCAGGTAAATCATTGTTTATGCAGAATCTAGCTGTAAATTGGTCACAAGCTGGGCTTAATGGTGTATATGTCACATTAGAATTAAGTGAAGGTTTGTGTAGTATGCGTATTGATTCAATGATGACCGATACTAGTTCTAAAGAGATTTTCAAAGATATTGATAATGTAGAGATGAAAATCAAAATAGCTGCAAAAAAAGCTGGTAAACTTCGTATCAAATATATGCCAGCACAAAGCACAGTAAATGATCTCCGTGCATATTGTAAAGAATTGCAGGTACAAACTGGTACTAGGATTGATTTCTTATGCGTAGATTATTTGGACTTATTGATGCCGGTTAGTGCCAAAGTAAGCCCATCTGATTTATTTGTGAAAGACAAATATGTATCAGAAGAATTGCGTAATTTGGCTAAAGAATTGAATGTATTGTTTGTCACAGCCAGTCAATTGAATAGATCGGCGGTTGAAGAAATTGAGTTTGATCATAGTCACATCTCTGGTGGTATCAGTAAGATTAATACAGCAGATAATGTTTTTGGTATTTTCACTAGCCGCAGTATGCGTGAGCGTGGGCAATATCAATTACAGTTAATGAAAACTCGTTCAAGTTCAGGTGTGGGCCAGAAGATAGAATTAGAATTTAATGTTGAGACATTGAGGATTACTGATCCAAATCCTGATGAAGGTTATAAACCACCACAACCTTCAGCAAATGATATCATGAATAGATTAAAACCACAATCGGTTGTGCAAGAAGAACCTATCAAAAGAGTAGTTGCTGATATACAAGGCTCTAAGTTAAAATCCCTATTGAATTCATTGAAAAAAGAATAAATACAATATGGATAATTCAATGCAACGGAAAACCCGTAGTTTATTAGAAGAGTTGGAAGCGGTTGGTAGTAATCGTGATATGTCTCATATTATTGAATCTAGAGCTACCAACATAATTGTTAGTGCCATTAATCTTATAGAGACTATGAATAAGCATTATGATAAAGATACAGCAGAGTTATTAGAGAAGAAGTTATTAAGTGCTATTAGAGGTAAAGATCAGACTAGGTTTTCCAAATCAATCAAGAAGAACAAAGAGAGTTAATTATGAATCTATCAGAGTCTTTAGCCTATTTAAGATCCGGTATGCTGAAAGAAGGTGGCAATGCTATATCCGATTCGATGCCGGTAAACCGCAATGATATAAAACAAGTAGTAGATAAAGCAAAAAGCCTAATACCATCTCCATTATTAAACAATTTACAAGCAGATATAGGTTCTTCAGGATATAAGATAGAGTCCGGTGATATAGATTTGATGGTAGATGCAGAAGAAGTAGTTGCACTTTTTAAAACCGAGAATGAAAAAGATCCAGTAAAAGCAGCAAAACAAAAATTAAAAGATTATTTTAATTCTAAAGGAATTGAAGCAAATGTTAATGGTAGAAATGTTAGTATAGGTGTAGAATATACAGACTATGCCTCGCAGAAAAAAACTGCACAAGTGGATGTGATGGTAATACATGATGCTAGTATAGTAGCACCTTGGCATCAGCATGGTCCACGCGGTATGTATGATGATCCTGAATTCAAGGGTAGCGAAGTTTTCATGCTTATCAGTAGTATTGCCAAACATTTAGGTCTTAAGTTTGATGCATTTGGTGCTAAACTGATGCGAAGAGATGATAACCAAGTAGTAGGGCGAACACGAGAACAAGTAGCAAAGATATTATTAGGTCCTGAAGCTCAAGAATCTGACCTAAATAGTGTCAAGGCTATAATGAAATCATTACAATCAGATCCAGATCGTGAATCAAAAATCGCACAAGCTAAACAAGACGCAGAAAAAGGGTTGTTACGGTTACCTGAATCAGTAGAATTTGGTTCACCAAGTTGGTTTAGAAACATCATAGACAGAGTGTCATGAGATTCGTAGAGTTTGGTAGATCGTTAGTTGTAGAAAATAAAGAAGCTAGCCCAAGAATTCCACATCCTGAGGATGCAATATTTGTTAGTCAAGCAGAAGCAGCCAAATATGAGAAAGCACTTGAAGATGCTATCTCTAATTCAGAGCAGATAAGCATCAAGTGGGATGGTGGCATAGCATTATTTTTTGGTATTAGTCCAGCAGGTAAGTTTTTCATTAATGATAAGTATATGCCAGAAGGATTTTATGCATATAGTCCTAAAGACTGGGAACGCTATGACACAGAAATAAAGAAATCCAAGACAGCAAGACCTGATTTGTATAAAAAACTATCAGTGATATGGAGAGGTCTACAAGAATCAGTCGTTGATAATGCTGTATATAAAGGTGATTTGATGGATGTTAGTGATGGTGGTCCTCTACAGCCGGTTAATGGTATGTATCAATTCAAGCCCACTACGGTCACATATGATATAAGTCCAGACAGTGAGATAGGTAAGCTGATTAATGGCAAAGTAGCTGTGATAGTCGTCCATCAGCGTGATGGTAAACCATGGGACGGCAAGACTGGATTAGTAAATCGCAGTAATGTAGCGATATTAGCTCCAAAAGCAGGTCTTAGTTTCAAATTAACTAATCCAGTTAAACTAGTAAGAGATGCTAGAAACGCAGTTACAATGCAAGGCCCAATAGCTCAGGATTTTTTAAATGGTATGGCTAGCGTAGCACGATCAGCTATACAGACTTATTTCAATCACAAAATCACCGGACAAACTAACGAGGACCTTTTACCTTGGCTTGAGAAAAAAGTAAGTGGTAAACAATATATGCTATTAACTGAATATATCAAAGAGAATCAAGAAGGTCTCAACGCTCTTATTAATGTATGGAACAGCGTCTATAATCTAAAACAGAACTTAGCTGGACAGTTAGAGAGACAAGTAAAAGGCTTTAATCAAACTATTAATGGACAACCCGGAGGAGAAGGATTCGTCGCCCCTACTTCAGCAGGATTGGTAAAATTGGTCAATCGTCAACAGTTTGGTGGCGCACATTTCAATAAGTAAATACTAGAAACCAAGTTTTTTTTGAATAGGAATAAATAAAATTAGAGTCTTTGCACTCACATTTTAAAAGGAAATTCAAAATGGCACAATTTACAAGAACGAATGGTGACTATCAACCAGTAGTCGTATTAGATGCACCAGTTGGTAATGCTGCTGGTACAGCAGGTTGGAATAATGGCGTTAACGCTGTTATCTCTGGAGCAACAGTTCAACCACAAGGTCCTAAGCTAGATTATTTCACAATCACAGCTTCTGGCAGCTCAACATTTAGCACAACTCAGGTTAATGTTATTGTTCAGACAATCCAGCAATTAGCTACAATCTATATCTATGAATACAATGATAACGGTGGCAGTGCTGACTCAATGGGATTCGCTGTTTATCCAACAGGTTCATGGTACATTGATAGCTCTGGTCCTCAGGGTGCTAACTCAAATGTAGTTCTAGCAATCAACACAGCATTGACTGCTGCTGGTGTTGCTAACACCACAACTGGTACAGCTTCAGCAACATTTACAAACTAATTAGTTTTGTATCCAAAGGCCCAAGAATATATTCTTGGGCTTTTTTTTCCTCTAAATAGTTGATGAGTTACAGAATTGAATGTTTCACCTTATATGACATATATAAAACTGGGGTTTTGAATAGACCTAAGCCAGTAGATTGTTTAGATGAAGAGCTTTGGCGATATAGGAGAAATACCCAAGCAAACTTTGATACAATAGTACAAGCTATATCATTAAGATCACAACCAGATGTAGTAGTTGATCCATACCGTATTGATATTAGATTTGATGATTTTGATAATTTTGGATTTCTCTACCAGCAGATAGAAGATGAGACTTACCCATGTTGGGTTTTTGAGTTTGAGATACAGCATGCCAGTATATTCAATGATGGGATAAATGAATTGGGGCATTTATATACTGATTGTGACCAAGTACCTATGATTAGATGTGGTACAGAATGGGACAAGTTACCCTACTTTTTAGATTCATCTGTAGAGTTAAGGAACATTTATTTTAAGATTAAAAATGACTGATGAAAGAATTATAAACAAGATTACCTCATTTTTAAAAAATGAGTTGACATTTAATGTTGGTGATATTGTTATTTTTAAAAATGACAATAATTCCTATGAGCTTTTCAATAAATATTTAATTGAGCAATATGGTAAAGAATCGTATAGAGTCAAATGCCAGTTCAATTCAGTTGAGAAAACTTTTTCATCTATTAAAAGTGCGGTTACTTGGTGTATTTTTGACCAAAGAGGTAAATTTGCCGAATGTAACCGTATAGAAGAGTTAGATAGGTTATTACAGGGTATAGATGTTAGTATCAGTTTATATAAGAAATTCATTAATAAGAAGTCCGATGTTGGTAATAAGTTGATATATATGGCTAAGTTGTCCGAGTATTACCATAAAAAGAAGAGTATGAATGGTGAGATGACAAAATTTATTGCTATTTCCAAGCAATGGCAAGAGCAGAAGTTTAAAACTCTATTAAAAAATGGTTGAATGATAAATATATTATAAGCGTAGGAACTACTATGAAACTAAATGACCTTGACACTAAAAAATATGC